GTCCGGCACCTTTGTCCACACCCCCTTGAGGGGGGCCCCCAGAGCCCCCCGTGGGGTGTGGGCAAAGCCCTCGTCGCTGGCACAGGCAAACTCTCTCAGACCCACAAATTCCGCTGGGGAGCCACCATATGGCGGGCGATTGAGGCGGGTCTGTTCACCTTCACGGAGCTGGAAACGACGGCCTCCTACCCAGACTTCGTCCAGGCCACTAGGCACCTGGACATCACGCAGCGAATCGAGGCCAACGAGTACGAGCGGATACGCAAGGAGGCCAGACGATGATCGTAAGGGAGCTACTGGCCCTCATCGGGCTCGACGTCGATAAGGGGAGCTTCGCCAGCGCGGACACCGCCCTGGGACGCGCCAAGAGCGCCCTCGAAGCCCTCGGACGGGCCGCCGTGTCCGTCGGCGTGGACCTGGCCAAGTCGACCCTCGCGTTTATCGACACCACCGGACAGATCAACGATGCGGCGGCCTCCGCTCAGGTCGCGACTGATGCGTTCCAGGAGCTCGCCTACGCGGCCTCCCTCAGTGATGTAAACGCCGAGAAGCTCGGGGTCGGTCTGAAGTCTCTTAACTCCCTGCTCAGCGAGGCTCAGCGGTATGGGTCCGAAGCCTCCAAGGAGTTCGCACGACTCGGCATCCGCACTCGCGACGCCTCCGGCCATGTCCGCTCCGCTGACGACGTGCTCGGGTCCATCGCCGACAAGATGGCCAAGCTCCCCGAGGGACCCCGACGGGCTGCCCTCAGCCTCAAGCTGCTTGGCAAGGCTGGGGCCGACCTGGTGCCCATCCTACAGGGCGGGGCCGCTGCGCTGGCGGAGGCGAGACAGGAGGCCCGGGACCTCGGGCTGGTCATCGACTCCGACACCATCAAGGCAGGGGACGACCTCGGAGACTCGATGACCAAGCTCCAGGCGGTCGGGAAGTCTCTAGGTGCCACGTTTGGCCGGGAGGTACTCCCGTACTTGCAGGAGCTCGCGAGCGCGAGCCTGGCGTGGTGGAAGGCCAACCGGCAGCTCGTGTCCTCCGGGATCAAGTCGTTCGTCGCGGGCACCAAGTCGGCCATCGTGTCGCTCGGGTCCGCCCTCAAGTGGGTCGCGGACAACCTCCGCCCCATCGGGATCGTCTTCACGAGCGTCCTCCTGCCCGTCCTCGTGGCGAATGCGGCAGCCCTCGCGGCCCAAGTGGGCCTCTACGTGCTCCTCGGAGCTACGGCGGTCGCTACGGGACTCGCAGCAGCGGCCGCGTGGCTCGCCGCCAACTGGCCACTCGTGCTGCTCGGCGTGGCGGTCGGGGCGGTTCTGCTGGTCCTGGAGGACGTGTACCAGTTCCTCACGGGCGGGGTGAGCGTCACCGGCGTCCTGGTCCAGAAGGTCAAGGCGTTCCTCGCGGACTTCATGTCCGGGGGGAAGCCCGACGACCCGTGGTGGGTGAAGGCGCTTCGGCTCGCCCTCGAATACATCCAGCTGGTTTGGAAGTTCTGGGGATTCGTAGCGGACTCGATCGGGAAGGGCCTGTCCTCTCTGGTCAACCGACTTGAGGGGCTTGTGGCCAAGGCAAAATCCCTCGGGAAGTACCTCGGGATCAGCCCCACCGAGGGGGCCCCCCAGACCTATCCGGGAGCTCCGTCCGCTGGGGCGGCCATCGCGCAGGGGGTCCAGGTAAAAGTGGCCCAGGGGGCCGCTGTGGCCCAGGCCGGAGGCGTCACGGGCAAGCCTGCGAACGTCCAGATCAGCAACACCATCACGATCCCTCCCATCCCAGGCGAGACCCCCGCGCAGCAGGAAGCACGCATGAAGCGGGTCTTCGATGAGGAGATGCAGCGCACCTATAGGGAGGCTCAGCTCTAATGGCCGCGACGACCATCATGTACGAGGGGCCGCGCCACAGCATCGGCTCCATAGAGCTCGATGCCGTGACGACGGAGACCCATGGGGCGGAGGTCGAGATCACCGACTTCCCGATCGAGACCGGAAGCGCCATCACCGACCACGTGAGACGCAAGCCCCTCACGCTCTCGATGACCGTGGTCCTGTCCGATATCACGGACTCTGGACCCGTACCGGGCCGCTCGGTGGACCTCGTCAACCAGCTCTACCTCGCGCAGTCGGACGCCAAGGTCCTCTCCGTCTACACGCCCGCCCGCACCTACGACTCGATGCTCATCCAGTCGATCGGGGTCCCCCGCGACTCTAAGAGCGGGTGCGGCCTGACCCTCAACGTCGCGCTCAAGCAAATCGACCTCGTGCAAAACAGGCAGACCAAGAAGGTCAACTCCCGCACCGCGAGGGCGCAGCCGAAGGCCAAGGCGGGCAAGACCAACCCGGTCAGCGGACCCGCCCCGACGCAAGGGCAGGCCAGGTCGGTGTCCGTGCTGTCGGGCCTCACCGGGGTAGGAGGCTAGCCGTGGCCAACTACCTGATCCCGCTCAAGAGCGACAGCCCGCACTTCGACCTCAGCATCGACCTCAGTGGCCGGGAGTACCGCCTGGAGTTCCACTGGTCCGTCCGGGAGGCGTCCTGGTACATCCGGATCTTTACCGACACCGACGACCACCTCTACTCGGCGAAGCTCGTGGTCAACGTCCCGCTGGGGCATCGGAGCGTCGACCCCCGGATGCCCGCTGGGACCCTCATGGCGACCGACACCACCGGGCGGGACCTGGAGCCCGCGTGGGATGAGTCCACGCAGCGGGGCGACCTGGGCCGTCGGGTGGTCCTCCAGTACTTCGAGGCGGTCTGATGGCGAACCTATTTGGGCGAGCGGCCCGCCTACAGATCAGCTCGACGGTCCCCGCGATCGGCGGGACCGTCACCAACTGGATCGAAGTGACCGGGCTCCGTATGTCGTTCACGGTGAAGCGGACCCTCAAGCCCGACGCGAACTCGGCCTCTGTCGAGGTCTTCAACCTGTCCGCTACGAGTAGGGCTGGGATCAAGCGGAAGGGTGTCCGGGTCATCCTGGAGGCCGGATACGCCGACGTCGGCCTAGAGACGGTCATCACCGGGGACTGCCGGCTGGCGAGCCACGAGCAGAGCGGGACCGAGTGGGTGACCCGCTTCGAGCTCCTCGATGGGGGCAGAGTCCTCCGCTACGGGCGCGCCTCGACCTCCTACGCGCCAGGTACGCCGCTCAGCAAGGCCGTAGGCGACCTGGCGGGCAAGCTCGGGCTCAGCGGGGGCCAGCTCGCCAAGCAGCTCCCTTCGTTGTCCGCCAAGACCCTCAACGGCATCGTGACGCACGGGTCGGTCCCCGAGACGCTCGACAAGCTCCTCAAGCCGCAGGGGTACTCCTGGTCAATCCAGGACGGGAAGCTCCAGGTCCTCAAGGGGGACTCCGACCACACGGAGCTGATCCCGCTCATCTCGACGGACAGCGGACTGATCGGGAGCCCGAAGCTCCTCACTCCCGACAAGAACGAGGGCCGCTCCCTCCTGTCGTTCAGCTCTTTGCTCAACGCCCGTATCCGTCCGGGGTGCCTCGTGGTCGTCCAATCGAAGCAGTTTTCCGGACAGTTTCGCGTCGAGTCCGTCGTCCACAAGGGCGACACGCACGGCACCGACTGGACCTCGGAAGTAGAGGCGATCCTATGAGCCAGACGTCGCTCACTCAGACCTTCGCGATCCTTCGGACCAACCTGCGCCGCTCCATGTGGACCGCGCTTCCGGGCCGGGTGCAGAGCTTCGACTCGGCCAAGCAAGCAGCGGACATCGAGCCCCTGATACACGACACATGGGAGGCCGAGGACGGCACCAACCAGACGGGTCCGCTCCCTGTGATCCCTTCGGTCCCCGTATGCTTCCCCGGTTCCGGCGGCTGGAGGGTCACGTTTCCGGTGGCCAAGGGGGACACCGGGCTCCTCATCTTCTGCGCCCGGTCGATCGACCGGTGGCTCTCGGAGGGGGGATCGGTCGATCCGCAGGACGACCGGACCCACGACCTCAGTGATGCCGTGTTCATCCCCGGCCTCAACGACCTGGCCCACCCGATCAATCCGTTTAAACAGGACAGGCTCACCATCGGGAAGGTGGGGGGACAGCAGATCCACATCGGCGAGACAAAGACCCAGGTCGGGACCGATGACCCGTCCCAGCTCGAACCCGGGATGCTGGGCAACACGACCACCACCTTCCTAAGCCAGATGCGGGCCTGGATCCTGGCCCACACGCATCCGATCCCGTCGGGTTCCACCTCTGTCCCGGCTCCGGGGGTTCCTCCTATGCCCACGCTTCCGACGATGACGAGCCAGTCGGTGGAGATCAAGAAGTGATGGCGACGAGACTCGACCTCCTACTCGACGACTCTGGAGTGGTCCTCCGTAACGGGGACTGGGCCTTCGCCCTCGACCGCGAGGGCATCCAGCAGCGGATCTCCCAGGTGCTCAAGACCATCGCGGGGGAGTGGTTCCTCGACCTCGACTACGGGCTCCCGTACTTCGAGCAGATCCTGATCAAGAACCCCAACCTCCCGTCGGTGCAGGACACGTTCCGGCGGGCTCTCCTATCGGTCAAGGGGGTCAGCTCGGTTGAGCGGCTCACCCTCTCCCTCGACACGACCTCCCGCACCCTCACGGTGAGCTGGGTCGTGCTCACCGACCTGGGGCTCCTCGTTGGTACCGACAACATCTCCCCGACGGTTACAGGAGCGTAAATGCCGTACGGACTACTCAGCACCGGGTTTGTTCCGAAGCCTCTCACGGTCATCAAGTCGGACCTCGAGGCCGCCTACAAAGCGGTCTACGTCGTCAGCATCGGCTCGGAGCCCGACGGCTCGAGCCCCGCGAACACCGCGATCGGGCAGCACATCGGCATCCATTCGGAGCGGCTCGCGGAGCTCTGGGAGGTCGGCGAGGCGGTCTACTCCGCGATGGACCCGGACGCCGCAGAGGACGCGGCGCTCGACCTCCTGTGCCAGATCACCGGGACGACCCGCTCCCCCGCGACCCGATCCGTCGTGGTGGCGAGCCTCACGGGGGTTCCGCTCGCCTCGATCCCACTCAACGCGAAGCTCGCGGTCCTCGGGACCGGGGTCATCTTTCAGACCGTGGGGCCTACCTCGCTCGGTCCCGCCCACCCCGCTTGGGTCGCGACGGCCCTCTACGGGCTCGGGACTCGTGTCACGAGCTCGGGCAACGTCTACCACTGCATCGGCGCGGGCGTCTCCGGGGCGGGGCCAGGGCCGAGCTCGACCTCCGACAGCGCCATCCCCGATGGGACGGTGAGCTGGGCGTACCTCGGGCCCGGTACCGCGTCCGTCGACATCCTCGCGGAGGAGGTAGACACCGGGGCCTTTGCGTGCCTCGCGAGACAGCTCCGCACCATCCAGACCCCCACCGTGGGCCTGCTCGGTGCCAACAACCTCGTCGCCGCGACCGTGGGGGCGGACAAGGAGACCAACGCAGCTTTGAGGCTCCGCCGGGCCATCGAGCTCCGTGGACGCGGGAACGCCACCGTAGACGCCATCCGTCGGGCCGTCCTCAAGGTGGGCGCGGGGACCGCGTTCGCCGTCTCGTCCTGCCTCGTCTTCGAGAACACCGCCCTCACTCCCAGCCCGGACGGCATACCGGGCAAGGCGTTCGAGGTCGTGGTCCTCGGTGGTGCCGACCAGGCGCTCTTCGACACGATCCTATCGACCAAGCCGGCCGGCATCGAGGCGCACGGCAGCACGAGCGGCACCTCGACGGACTCCGCCGGGATCTCGCACGTCATCAAGTTCACTCGCCCGACGCAGAAGAACATCTGGATCAACCTCGACGTACTCGTCGACCCCGCCCTGTGGCCGCTCGACGGGCCGGACAGGGTGCGGGCGGCCATCGTGGGGGACGCTCCCTACTACGTGCTCGGCATGGACGTCCGCCCGTGGCGACTGGGGGCAGTGCTCGACGTAGTGCCGGGGATCCTCCAGGTAACCCAGGTCCGCCTCGGACTCGCTCCCGTGCCTGTCGGAACCTCGACGATCCCTGTCGGCCTCCGGGAGATCGCCCGCTTCGACGCGAGCCGCATCGTCACGATCAACGTCACCAGTGGGACCCCGTAACATGGGCGAGATCATCCACAAGCTCACCCACGTCGAGGAGGCTCGGGCCCGTCTGCTCAGCCAGTACGCGGGCCGCCTGGAGCGGGACCTCGACCCCGTCTCCGCCCAGGTGCAGGAGGTCGAGGACGCGCTGTGGGCCGTGTGGTCCGGCCGAGGCGTCGGAACAGCGACCGGCCACACGCTCGACCTCCTCGGGAGGATCGTGGGCGAGGACCGGCAGGGCGAGTCGGACGCGCTGTACCGGATCAGGATACGGGCGCGCATCCAGGCGAACCTGTCCGACGGGACGTGGGACGACATCCACAGGGTAGTCGCGATCCTCCTCGACGCTCAGTGGCCGCTCGCGACCGTAAGCGGGAGGGAGCTCCCTCCCGCTGCCTTCCAGTACCGCGTGGACGGGATCGTGATCTCTCCGTCGCTCATCACGATCCTGACGTCCTTCCTGCGGGTGATTCGCGGGGCGGGGATCGAGCTCCGCTTCGGTTGGTCCGCTGGCCCGCTCGTCGACGCCTTCGCGTTCGCCGTCGGCTCGACCCTGACCGCCCCGGCCATCGTCGGCGCGACCACCCTCGACGTCGTCTCGACGGGCCCGTTTCCGTTGTCCGGTAGCGTGGTCGTGGGGGTCGGGGCGGACCAGGAGACCGTGACCTACACGGGGATCGCGGGGACTCAGCTAACGGGGGTCTCGGCGACGACCAAGCCGCACGGGCTCCGCGACCCCGTCTCGCTCGTCTCGCCGTCCACGGGCAAGGGGTACGGGGACACCGCCAACCCCGCGACGGGCGGCAAGTACGTCTCGACGGTCATCGTGTAAGGCTCCTATCCCGCCCCCCTCGGTAGGGTGCAAGTATGGCCAAACCGACTCTAAAACCCCGCTGGGCATCTACCGTCACCGCCGACCCGACCCGCTACGTCGAGCCCCCATCGGGGAAGAAGGACATCGGCTGGGACGTGGGTGAGCGCCCGCCTGCGCAGATTGAAAATTGGCTCCAGGGAACTACGGGCCAGTGGATCGACTGGGTCGACACGTTTGAGTCGACCCCCCACACGTGGACGGCGACGCAGACCTTTACGCCGTCGACGGCCGTGCCGGGGGTGATCCTCGGCTACAACTCGCTGACGGAGAGCGCCAACGAGACCCCGTCGCTCGCGTTTCAAGCGGGGACTTCCGTCCAGTCGGTCGTCGACCGCCTGGGCGCTCCCTCGCAGAGGTGGATCCGCCGGGAGTACGCGTGGTGGGGCGCGCCGTACCTGACGGCGGTAGGGGCCGCCGACACGGACGTCCTCCTCACCGGTGAGACGAGGCTATGGCAGCGCCATAGCGGCGTGGGGCCCGCCATGGCGGCGAACGATTTTCAGGTTCGGGTCAAACTTCCCGAAGCGGGGGTCTCGCCGCCTACGTTTAACGGCTACCGGTACCTGTATCACTACTCGAAATTTGAATCGGTAACGGACCAGTACCACGCGATCTACGGCGACTCGCTTCTGCGCCTCGACATCAACTACCGCGCGCTGGTCATGGATTTCAGCATCCGTGCGAACCTGCCTGATGCCCCGGGCGACGCAGTCGTCGCCATCGGGCTACTCGAGCGCGGCCTGGACTCCCTCGCGGGCTCGACGGGCCGCAACCTCTTCACCGCGGCTAACGCATTTTCGATCGCGACTGCGAACATCTACGGCGGCAAGTGGCAGGTGCTCAAACAGATCTCTGGCGTGCAGACGATCACCGACACTGGGGTGCTGGCGACGGACGCCTACCGTCGCGTACGGATCGAGATAGTCCTCGATACCCAACTCGGCGGGCCGAGGAATAACGTCTACATCGACGGGGTCAACGTCCACTCGTCGACGACGAGCTACCCCGCCAATTTTTTCGCGTTCTCGGCGATCCACCAGCCCATCGCGATCGGCGGATTTCCGAACTCGTCGTGCGCGCTCCTGACATCCCCGGTCAGGATCCTCGCGCTCTACACCAACGTCTAGGAGCCTCATGGACAACGGACTCGTATCAGCGCTGACCCACTGGCTCTTCGGGCTCCCGCCTGACCAGGTGCGGGCGGTCCACGTATGCCTGGCCCTCGTGATGTCGAGCATGGTCTGGGGGCCGCCGCTGGCCCGCCTGTACTGGCATATCCGACGGGAGCGCTTCCTACTCCGCGCGACCCCCGACCAGATACGCGCCTACATGCAGGACCCACCCAAACCGCCCAGCCTGGGTGGACCCGCCGCGATGGTGCTGGGCATGATCCTGGCGGGGACGCTGCTTCGGGGGAGCCCGGCCCTGCCGGTCGACTCGGCCTCGCTCGTCCCCGCCTCGGTCGCTCCCGCCCCTAGCCAGGATCCCCAGACCCATACGAGCACTGACCCCCAGGACCCCCGCGGAATGGCGTGCTTCCCCCCGCGTGAGAGCCAGGACGAGGAGGAGGCCAAGACGTGCTGTAAGGGACTCTGTGAGCCGGGCTCGCGCTGCAACACGCGGACCTGCGAGTGCGAGGCGCGGGCCGTAGCTCCGTCGAGTACGCTTCGGTTCATCGACGTGGGGGTCCCGTTCCTCATCGAGGCGGGAAGCGCGCTCGGTGAGGCCGACTGGGAGCCGACCTCCCACGACTTGGCCGAGTAGCCCGCCTATGTGGTCGCCTCCGTCAGGAGGTCCGACCATGCCCCAACCCAGCTACTACGCGATCGAGTGGCACGCCCCGCCCGATTTATCGACCCGCGAGGTGCACAGCTTCAGCTCCCCTCAGGAGCGGGACGCCTTCGTGCGGGAGGCCCCGCGAGGTGGGACGGAGTTTCGGCTCGCCGTCTCATCGGGCGCGGCGCGGAGCGTCAAGCAGAGGGTCGCTGGCGCTTCCGCCCCGGCTTACCAGCTCCCCAACGAGCCGCTACCTCCTCCGCC